TGGCTGATCTGCAGCACTGCGCTTGCAGCGGCCCCGGGAGGCAGGGGGAAACGGCGTGCCGCAAAGGTCGCAAGCACCGCATCAGATTGCACGGCTGCGTCCGCGTAGGCGCGGGACTTCACATCCGTCAGCATCTGTGCCACCACGTTTGCCGGGATGCCGTGGTCTGGGTTGTTCAGGGCGTCGGTGAGCCAAGTCTCCGCCGCCGTGTAGGCCGCTCCTTCATTCGGGAAGTAAGTGCTCTGGAAGACCGTGAACTTGTCTACCAGCATTGCCACCAGCTCGGTGTATTTAGTGTCAAACAGCGACATCACGTCGGTTGGGTTGACGCTGGTCGGGATGGTTACAACAGGCTCAACGGATGGTGTCTCGTTGGCGCGGTCGATTACCAGTGTGTCATCTGCTGACTGCGCATCAATACGGTTGACGGCACCTACAACAATGTCGTCAAAAGCATTGGTTGCTGTTTGGGCGGAGTACCATGCGGCGTCCAAAGTCTTCTGAGCAAACCACAATTCCGGTTGAGTGACTGCGTTGAATCCGCCATCGAGTAGCGTCGGGTTTGCTTCAGGAAATATAGCCATGTCAAATTCTCCTTGTCGTTTCTAGCGGCGCAGCGGATAGCGTTGCCAGTGTGAAATCTGCGCCTGATGTGTTGGTCAGTTCCATCTCGAACCAGTTTGCAATCAATCCCTTTCCAGGGTCCACCCGCTGCTGCTTTAGGTTTGCGCTGCTTCCTCTCGCTGCGTAGGTGTAGTCCATATCCGGCGTCTTGACTCTCAGATTCATGGCCGCGGTGGACGAAACCCCAAGATATACCGCTGGAATAGACTTGCGAAGCTCTGATCCAAAGTCATGCTTGCCGAAATTGACCGTCGCATTCACTGCTTCCGCGGAACTTTCCTGATAAATACCATCCGTCTTGGTGCCGTACTGCCCTGACTTTGACGTAAAAGCCCAGTCGCTGTAGGTCGTCACCGCCTTAGTCTCAAGGTTCATCGAATACCCGCACCCGGAGACTTTACGGAAACCCCCTGTTTCAGTCACGTTGGAGAACCCGATTGCGGGCGGGGTTGTATCCAGGTTGTCGGACATTGAGGTATCAATCGCCCCATCAGGTCCAACAAGAACGAATCCTCTCAGGCTGAACCAGCCTATTGCATTCGAGTGCGGAACCCTGAAAGCTGTACATGGAACCGCTCCGCATGGAATCACGTCCCGAATCTTCTCTTGCACATCACCTAAGTCTCCGGGAATGAAGTAGGTCTTGTCTGCCGCGATGTAGGTTCCTGCGCCATTTGAAATTGCGACGGTCACGTTTTCCGTGAATGGAATGAACCCGCTCAATGGCAGGTAGTATCCCGGTCGAAATGGCAACCCAACGTAGACCGTCTTTTGTTTGAACGAACACAGTCTCCCGTCCGCATAGAACAGCGTACCGGCTGGAAGCACATCCTCATTGCGTGGCGATGCGATTCGACCGGTAGGCATGGTTGTCAGGTCGATAGTCGCTGCTCCAATGGCCACAGTGGAGTGCAGCATTGGCGCTGTGCCGTTGCATTCTGTCAGGTACACATTGACGTGCGTTGCGCCGGTTAGATCCCCTGGCAGAGTCGCGCGGATGCCGCCGAGGGTTGTGCGCTCAAGGTATGCAAGGTCAGAGAATGCGCCTTCCTCGCCGGTCGTGGTGTTCACATAGGACACGCCAACTTGATACTGTCCAGCAGGTAGATCGCCGCCAATGGATGATAGGCTAGGCGCTGCAGGCGGTGCCGTTCCAATGGGGTATGCAACACCGGAACGCACCCGGCCACTGTCTGTGCCGTTGCTGTAGTACCAGTCATCCCCAACATTGACGTAGTTCATGTAAGCGTCACTGGTCAGAATCTTCACCAGAGTCTCGGAGTAGTCCGGGAGCGTGATGGCATACAGAACCGATCCGCGAACGAGAAACCCGGTTGTGTCCGTCACCATCTTGAGGCTGTGCGCATTGGACATGGCCTGCAAGCGTGCCTCGCCAATCCTGCGCACGATGTTGCCGGTGTTCGTAATGTCCACGTTGTCAGCAGAGCGCAGATAGTCTCCGGTCTTAGACACATGAAGCGTGAAGTCCGGCCTGCGGGTATTGATTCCCAGGAATGGTCCTAATGGTTGTGTTTTCATGGCACTGCGTAAAACCCTGATTTATTACCGACGGTCAATTGATATGCCTTTCCGGGTCTGGTGTCGCTGAACAGGATATCTACCGTGAAGGAAACCACACTAGGGGGTATCGTTATGGACCCCGTTGACACACCCGTTAAAGAGATCGTCACCCAGTCACTGAAAGACCAGTCACCTAGTTCATACCAAAAGATGCCTTCCGTGCCGGTGTTCTTTACTCGCAGAGGGACGGTTACCGGCCTCGATCTAGCCACCACCATTAGCACCGTGTGAGTTGTGAACCCATCCCCGTAAATTCCATCTGAAACACTTTTTATAGGCTGACCCCATGCGCTGCCCACGTTTGAAAAGTGAGGCATCCCGCCACGGGTTTGAAGCATGGTCGTGCGCCCATCTGCATCGGTCGAAAAACGCTTCAGGAACCCGTTACGGTCGCCCACCGCATCCAACATCGTGCGCTCCAGTGCCTTGCCAATGGCAACGCCGGACCTCGTTGCGAGCGATGGGAATGGGTTGCTGAAGAAAGGCTTGAACATCAGTGACACTGGTGGGACGTTACTCCCCCAGTCCCATAAGCATTGCCCGAGAATCGCAGCGACCCAAGTGCTTGGCCGATGGGTACGATTGGCGTGGTGCCTATTGCCAAGGCATCAAACCGCAAAGAGCCACTGACCTCCCCTGATGTTCCGTGCTTACCAACAGCCGAACCGGTAAACCTCAGACGACAAGAGGCTTGGCCAAACACCCCGCGCGACCCCAGCGCCGACCCGGTGAATGCCAAACGTCCAAGGCCCTGCCCTGTAATTCCAATGACGCCAGCACCCAGTCCGGTGAACCGTATTGCGCCAGCAACAGGGCCTGCCTGGCTTATGGATGCGACGCCAGCCCCCGAGAACGATATATTTCCCGAGACAACCCCGATTGGCGCTACATACCCTTCACCCTCCGCAACGATTGACAACGCGCTGGACGCCGCGCCAACAGGCGCAACAATCCCTGCGCCGGTCCCGGTAAACGCCATCGACCCGACAGCCCCTCCTTCCGGGTCAGGAAGTCTGTTTAAAAAGGCCGATGTTGGAACGCTGAAATCAGTTCTCAGGATTTCTCCGTCTATCTCCGCTGCAGCCCGGTCAGTCAATCGGAATTCGTCCACATAGCCAGCGAAGGCCGTGTCCGGCGAAGTCCCGAGCAGGGCAGATCCAAGCGTAAACCCCGGAGCCCCATCGTAGTAGTATGAGTCGAAGGTAGCGACGAACTGGCCGTTTATGTACAGCGATAGTTCGTCGTAATATATGGTGAACCAGATGAAGTGCCACTCGTTTTCCGGGTGGATGCCGCAAGCGGTTCTAGTCCCGTTGACGTTCATCACAAAGCCATAGGGATACCCGGCTGGCTTGTATTCCAGTTTGAAGTTTCTCAGCCTCAAGACGCACGGGTTTGTGTCAAGCTGGCTTACCGGTCGGCAAAACAGTTCGCCGCACTGGTAGTTGGAATAGATTTGATAGATGTCTGAGGTGTTGCTTATCTCGTCGTCAACACCGTCGAAGTACACGGAGTACCCGCCGAACTTGCTTTGCGTTGCACTGCGAGCAACCCCACCGCTTTTGGTTAATGCGTGTCCTTTTTCGTCCGTAAGGACAGCGCCGTCCATGTGCATGGCGACATAGACCGTATCCCAGAACAGGTCACCAGCAGCCACAGTTTACGCCACGTTGATTGCGAACGAGGTGACGATGATTGGGCCACCGAGCACCACATTCACCGTGTTCAGTTGCAGCACACCACCGCCTCCGGTACTGGTTACGTCAATGTCACACACCGTAGCCCCGGTCGAGTCCTTGATCCTGGCCCAAGATGCTGTCCCGCCAGCGTCTGCCGCCGAGTCCTGGGTGATGCTGTCCATCGTTAGCACGCCGTTTGTGATAGTACCGCATGGGTCTGTGAATGTCAGCGTGCCGAGTTTCGTCTGGGTCGTGACTGCGGTATTCGCAGTGGCCGGGATGGTGCCGTCATAGATGTCCATTACGCCAGCACCGCTGCCTGCGTCGATTGCGGTCTTGATCGGGGTGATGCAGGCTGTTTGTAGCGCAGTTAACAAGCGAAGGATTGCCATGATGTTCTCCTATTTGCCTGCATCATGCAAACCCATTGCCAAACTGGCAAACCTTAGCGATCACCAATAGGCTTTGTTGTGCGCCTGGCGGTTGGCTTGCGTTGAGCGACGGTAATCCGCATCCGGCCTGATACCGAATACCCGTGTGAACTCTGCAAGCGCCTTGTCTGACCGGCCAGTGTCGTGAACGTCTGCATCCGGGCGGGCAAAGTGCTTGTGCAGCGCCCATTGAACCAGGTGCCGGTGGTGGATAGATCCAATCTCGGGAGACTCGGTGACCGAATCCTCCATGTTCACCAATGGCAGGCGGTTGACTTCCAGCGAAAGGACTCCGCTTGAGCTTGGTATGCATCCAAGCTGAATCTGCGTGTCCGTTTGAATGGCCTGCTGCGGAATGTCGGTTGTCGTTCTCCAGCCTGGTCGATTGCGGTCTTGGTCTACGCGGTCAACAATGGAGACATCGTACTCAGTCGTTGAGCCGGTCGGGGTGAATTGTGCGTAGGTGATGTCCAGAATTGCCGGGTGCAATTGGTAAACGGTCGTCGGCGCCGTCACCGCTACTTGGCACACTGCTGGAGTTGAGACATCGCTCAGAAGTCGCGCCCGGATGGCTGCTTCGTGTTCAGCTTCATTGAGCCATGCGGTTACTGCAACGTCAGATGCTAGATATGGCGCAATTGAATCATCCGAATCGACTCGGAACTGCGCGATCAGGTCGTCTAGTGTCATGGCGATCTACACCGCTCCGAACTGGTCCACCAAGCCGGTCACTTGCGCACGCAGTTGGCCAACGTCCTTGCGTTTGTCCAGCTTTGTTCCGTAGTGGATCTGCGCGTAGGAATTCAATGCATCCTTGTCCATGATTGCAATGGAGTCTCGAATGTCCTGAACATCTTCCTCGGGGTCTTTTTCTGCCGGAATAGATGCGACCGGCGCATCTTCTTCGCCAGGTGCGTACACGTCCACATGCCTGAGCATCAAACGTGCCTTATCGAATGGAACCATGCGCGACTCGCCTTGAACAAAGTGAATCCGTGTTCCATAGGCTCCGTCGATGTACTCCGGTCGTTTCCCGATGTATTTGACGGATGTCAGTCGCTGGTCCATGTTTGTGTCCTTGAAAACAATGTGAAGGAAGGGCCGAAGCCCCTCCATTTCCTACCGATTACCTATCAGGGTGCGCCGGTCAGCACACCTTTGATAACGATGTCAGCCACGCCAACAGCCGCGCAGTTTGCACCGCCAGTGGTCAGGATCAGGTAGGCATCCTTTGGCAGTGTCACAACAGAAACAGCGGCGTTGTCTGCTGGGTAGCGGCCTTGCGTGTTCAGCGCAATAGCTGTACCAAAGTAGTCCGCATCTTGCGGGACTGCTGTGGAATCAACGCCGTCAACATACTCGAATCCGATGTCAGCAGTCACCAAAGCGGTGAAGGCATCAGACACGATGAACAGCGCATCAATCAGCTTCATTCCAGCGGGTAGAACACCCAAACGCACCTTGTCACCGCTGGCTACTGCCGTCGCCTGGTCGGAGTCAACAAAGACCCCAGACGCATTGGTAGCGAATTGGAAAGTGAGTGCCGTTGCATTGCCGTAAGGCACGCCGCCAAATGTTGACTGATTCAGGACTTTCTTTTTGCTTACTGTGGCCATGATTGGCTCCTAAAAATGATTTGAACGATGATCAAGCAGCCCCGAAGGGCCGCTATGTCACTTAGGCTTGCAGCTTCACGGCGGTGTCAATCGCCATCACGCCGTAGTCGGTGAACTGCTTGCTATCACCGTGGTCGATTTCAAACCGGATCTTGGAGCGGCCATTGATCGCACCCACCAACAGTTCCAGCTTGTCGCCGTGATCCAGCTCCTTCTCAGAGAAGAAGAACGGATTGCCAGTCTTGACGTGCTTGCCCCAGGCTTCGGCAAGTGCTTGACCGCCCAACAGAATCGCACGGTCAACCGCATGGGTCGTACCGAAAGCAGCAGGAACCAAGTCAGTAGCCGTTTCGGTTTCGCTGGTGTACGAAGCGCACCAACGCAGGGAGTCACCAGCGTAGAACCGGATTGGCTTGGGCATCTTGATAATCAGGATACCGTTCCACAAGCCTGCATCGCCCATGAACAGGGGGTTGTTGCCGGCCTGCTGGCTACGCGCCATCGCGTTGGCTTGCAGAGTGCGGAAGCTGCCCGAGTTGGACTGCAAGAAGCTGGTGTACTGCTCACTGGAAACCAACAGCACGCGCAATGGGGAGTCAGCCGCCATCTTGTCGCCTTCAAAGACAACAGGAGGGGGAGGAACTGCCATGCTGTCCAGTTGGGTACGCAGTGCATCCACCAGGTCGGCATTCATCACATCGGTCGTGGCGATGGTGATTTCGTTGCTAGCGGCCTTGATGGTTTCCATGCCGGAACCAGTAGACATGAAGTGGCGGTTCTTTGTGGGAGCCTTCACCGGGTTCACTGCGATTTCAGCGAAGTCCGCGTCGGAAGCCTTGGGAACAGCCCATTCGATGTTGTCGTGGAAGCCACGCGCACCGGCCAGGTGGGTCAAGATCAGTTGATCCGATAGACGCGACATGTAGTTTTCGCCCAGTGCGCGGCCCAGCTTGCGCAACTCGTGGGGAGTGCGTTGCTGCGTCATCGTGTCACCGGCACTGATGGGGTAACGTGCCTGGTTGATGCGCAAACGGTCTTGGCTGAACGACATTGCGCGTCCCAATCCCTCGGCATTGCGCGACCCCATGATGGGTTTGCCGCCCATTGGGTTGATCAGGTCGAACGTGATTTCATCACCGGCCATCTTCTGCAAGTCCATGCAACGCACGATTGGCATTTCATTGGACGATTGCTTGCGAATGGTCGATTCAGCGTCGGCCTGCTGCGGGAACTTGCCCGTCAGACGATTCAAGGTTGTGTTGCGCTGCATATTCGCAGCAAAAAGACCAGCCGACTGCAATGTAATTGCTTGCGGCGAGCCATACGGCAGTGTGGTAGCACCCATGTTAAAACTCCTTCAAAGGGACCAGCTACGCCATCCCGGCGTTGCTTAAAAAGGTTCAGAGAACCCGACTCATTAGGGCCATGATCTGCTCGGGGGATTTCCCATCGAACTTACTCATCAGCCCAACACTTGACATTTCCATCATTGCGTTGACTTCATCCGACATCACGTTTGCGCCTGCTGGAATCTCCGACAGACTCATTGGTGGTGCCGATTGGGCCTTCGCAATAGCTGCTTGCGCAGCCGCTGCGACATCCACTTTCGTAGGTGCTGCAACCGTCTTACCCAAAGTCGCCTTGTAAGCATCGAGAACCTCGATGACTTCGGACGCAGTGCCTTGTTGTATGGCGTTTTTCAACGATCCACGTACGACACTTGGTTGCTTGTCAATCCAGTTGTTGAACTCTTGGCTCGGTACAACTGATTCGACATCCGGATGCGCTTTGTTGATTGTTGAAA